AGGTGGTCTGATGCTGGATGATCTTAAAAAGCTACTCGGCATCAAGGACGACAAACAGGATGATGTGTTACTGCTAATTATAAGCGGTACAAAAAAAAGACTTAAGGCTCTCCTAGGCGGTGCTGAACCGCCGGACGAGCTGTCTTATATCGTGCTTGATGTCTCCGTGATACGGTTCAACCGGATCGGATCAGAGGGGCTGGCTTCTCATACTGTAGAGGGTGAGAGCCAATCTTGGGATTCAGATGACTTCTCGGGTTATAAGCAGGACATACAAACGTGGCTTGATGCTCAAAAAGAAGCAAAGAGAGGTCGGGTGAGATTCTTGTGAGGTTTGATACACCTATTTACTTTCAGAGCGTTGTACGTGGCGAATACAACGCCACAACCGGAGATTACGCAGACGATACAGCGGAAGAAGTAGAGCGCTATGCATCGGTCAGTGATACTGGCACGGATACGCTGACGCTTGTATATGGAGGACTTAAGCAAGGAAGTCTTACTATCCGTTTGCAGTCGGTATATGATGGGATATTTGACTATATCCGTATTGGCTCAAAAAGATACCGAGTCGATAAGACCAGAACGTTACGGCATAAGCAGACGTTTATCGTGTCGGAGGTGCAGTGATGGGAAACATGATTTATATTGATGGGATGGATAAGCTTACCGCAAAGATTAAGAAGTGCCAGAATCTTGATCCTATCAAAAAGGTTGTCAAGCAGAATGGTTCGGAGTTACAGAAGAAAGCTAAAATAAATGCTCCGGTTGCTACCGGTAATCTTAAACGGAATATCGCGCTCGAACTTAAGAGCAATGAGATGACTGCTGAATGTGAGTCACAAGCAGAATACGCTCCGTACGTTGAATGGGGGACACGTTACATGGAAGCTCAGCCCCATGTAAAGCCGGCGTTTGAGGATCAAAAAAAGCAGTTCAAGCATGATTTAGAAAAGGTGGTCAAGTAATGGCACAACAGAGTGTTTTTTCTGAGCTTATTGTTAGACTCAGAAAACTATATCCAAACAGTGTATATGATGGCGCGCTTCCACCCAAGGAAACGCAATATCCATTTATATATCTTGGAGAAACAACAGAGGATGCCAGAATAGTGAAAAAGCATCGGAAAGTCAACCCAGCCGACATTACACAGACGATACACATTTGGCATAACAATCCAAGACAGAGAGGCAGAGTGTCTGGAATAGTTGACACGATTGAGGATGTATGCTATAACCTTACGTCCGCAGAATGTGTTGGATATGGATCCAGAATATTGCCTGATAAAACGACCGCAGAGCCATTGCTCCATGCGGTCATTACAGTAGACTTTATTTTCTGAAAGGAGAAAAAAACATGAATAAATTGCAGATGTTCGCATCCGAGAACACAGAAACAGAACAGAGCGACGTATCAACTCAGAGTGATGTAGCCGCTCAGAATGACAGCGGTGTGACAGTACAATCAGAATCGTCCAGAGCAAGCGAAGCTGTCAAAGGACGAAAGATTGTATATTTGTTCCGTGTTGCGAAAAATTCAAAAACCGCCGCAGGAACAACGCTCGCGTTTACGACCGAGAACGGACGAACCAAGTCAAAAGATGCTGACTCAACAGCAACTAAGGATGGTTCCATCCGTACACCCGGAGAAGCAGAAGTCGAAATCACAGCTACGTCAATCCTAAAAAAAGGTGATTCGACAATCGACGATCTTGAGGACGCTATGGACGAGGACGGATTGATTGAGATTTGGGAAGCAAATCTTGATGATCCTGCATCCAGTGGAGAAAACAAGTACAAAGGCAGATACTTTACCGGATATCTGACAGAGCTTGAAAAGACATCGAACGCCGAGGACTTTGTTGAGTGCTCGCTGACATTTGGGATTAACGGAAAAGGTGTTAAAGGTGATGTTACGGTTACTACCGCACAGCAGGAAGCAGCAAACGAAGTGTTTAAGGACACTGTACAGGAAGTATAGGAGGGAATTATGGAATTAACAATTAATGGAAAGGTATACACATTTACTGCCGGAATCGGATTTATGCGAGACGCAAATAAATTGCAGATCCAGAGGGAAAATGGAATCGAGAAAGAAGTAGGACTCATGTCTTTGGCTGGCGGTCTTGTGGATGGAGATATCGAGGATCTTATCACAACACTTGACCTTACTAATAAGGGCAATGAGCCTAGACTGACAAAGGCAGATATTGAATCATATATTGAGGATTCAGACACAGACATTGACAAGCTCTTCGGAAGCGTAATCGATTTTTTATCGACAGCCAATGTATCGAAAAGAGCCATGAAGAAGATGATTCACGTCGGCGAGATCATGGAGAAGAATCAGGAAGAGAAGCTTGCAGCAATGTAAGCTTTTTTGATTCTGTAGCCTTAAACAGCTTCCGGTACGGCTTTTGCAAAAATACGCATGATGTGGAGATGATGACTATGAGGGAGTACAACATACAGATGAAAGCGGTAGAGCTTGCCGAAGTGGATAAACTCTACCATATCCACATGCAGGCATTTCAGAATGTGAGAGCCGGAGCACGGAAAAAAGTAGGAAAGGGCAAAGAAAAGCCAGCCTTCCCAAGATTCCGGCAGTTTTTTAACTACAAAGATGCTGTTAACAGGGTTATGGAGAGAAAGAAAAAAAGCAAATTCAGCGGTCTTATGGACTACTATAGGCGAAAGGGGACAGAGTAATGGCAGAAAGTTATTCAGTGAAAGCGGTACTTTCGGCGGTAGATTCCGGCTTTGTTTCAACATTCGGGAAAGCTCAGAGTGCTACGCAGTCCCTTATGAGTAGCGTAAAAAGCACAGCGCTTGGAGCTATGGCGTTTAAGGGCGTGTCGGCGGTGGTTAATACTCTATCATCTAACGTTGGTAGTGCGGTCAGTCGATTCGATACTCTAAACCAGTACCCGAGAGTGCTTGAACAGATGGGGTTTTCTGCTCAAGAAGCAAAAGATTCCATCAAAGAGCTAGGGGATGGTATTCAATATGTACCTACGTCGCTTGATGAAATTGCTTCCAGCGCGAAGTCCCTGGCATTAACCAATGGCAATCTAAAAAAATCCACAAAACTTGCCGTCGCCATGAACAATGCGTTTTATGCGTCTGGATCAGCAAGCGATGAGGCAAGCCGTGGTATGACGCAGTTTACACAGATGTTAAGCCGTGGCAAAGTCGGACAGGAAGAATGGAACACGCTGAACGAGACAATGAAGTACGGATTAACACAGACAGCCAAGAAGCTCGGAATCGCCAGCGGAAGCACTACGGAGCTTTACGATGCATTGCAAGACGGTACTATAACAATGGATCAATTTACGGACGCGATCATCGAGTGCTCAGAGGAAACAGGTGGCTTTGCAGATGTTGCTAAGACATCTACGGCAGGTATATCAACATCTATGTCCAACCTTAAGATTTCGATCGTCAAAGGCATGGCTGGTGCTTTATCTGCTATAGATACGTTTTTAGCAGCCAACCAGCTTCCGACCATCTCACAAATGATTGATTCTGTAAAGGATAAGATAGGACCAGCATTTGACACGATTAACTCTAAGATAGAGACGTTCGGAAGCACTAAAGCATTCCAGACGATCAGCAAATATGCATCCATGTTTTTTGATACCGTAAAAACGGTGGGCCCTGCGGTAGGAGCCATTTTTGGAACGATAGGAAAAGCAATATGGGAGATTGTGTCAGATGCCGAGACTATGAGCACTGTCAAAAGTGGACTTGATGACATTGGAAGCGCAGCGGAGAGTGCTTCTAAATTCATTACAGATCACAAAGATGCTGTTAAAAAGGCATTACAAGTTATACTCGTCGCAACAGTAGCGTTCAAGGCATTCGGGACGGCAATGGCAATTGGTGGCACGATTGCAACCGTGGCTGGTCCGTTGATCTCAATGGCTAAGTCGGTCGGTGGATTAGGAAAGAGTTTATCTGGTGCCGCAAAGGGCACAGAAGAAATGGCTAAGAAGAGTGGCACATCATCCAAAAAACTTGTTGCAAGCGCGAAAGCGTTTGCGTTAATGGGCGTCGGCGTACTGGCGGTGTCAGCCGGATTCTTCCTTTTGGCAAAGGGAGCAACAGCCGTAGCAGATGCCGGACCGTTGGCGGTAGGTGTGCTTGCCGGGCTTGTTGTTGCTGTCGGAGCGTTTGCGATTGGAATGACAAAAGCAATTAATTCGATCAAGGCGGGACCAGCTAAACTAAAAGCAATATCCACGACATTCCTTGCGATAGGAGCATCAGTTCTGATCGCATCTACTGGACTGTATATATTGGCACAGGCGGCTATTCAGCTTGCAAATGCGGGACCAGGCGCAGTAGCTACTATGGTGCTTATGGTCGGTGCGCTTGCAGGTCTGGCGGCAGGGGCATCGGTATTAGCTCCGGCATTGACGGCAGGTGCGGCTGGATTGGTTGCATTTGGAGTGGCGGTACTCTTGGTTGGAGCTGGTGCGCTGTTGGCGGCTACAGCACTTACATTGGTTGCAGGTGTACTTCCACAGATTGCCACATACGGCACGAGTGGAGCGGTGTCTATATCCGCGCTTGGGTCATCGTTGATCGTGTTCGGAGCAGGTGCGGCGGTAGCCGGAGCCGGTGCTATTGTATTAGGAGCCGGACTTGTTGTAGTAGGAGCTGGAGCTGTTGTAGCGGCGGCAGGTATTGCACTTATGGGTGCCGGTGTACTTGTTTTGGGTGCTGGTGTGTTAGTTTTAGCGGCAGGTCTTACAGCTTGCACAGCACCGCTTACTATGATAGGTGCATCTGGTATGATGGCGGCAACAGCGCTGGCTGCTATGGCGGCGGCTAGCTTACTTATGGCGGCTGGAAGTATTGCATTAATAGCAGGCCTGGCGGCGGCAGGTGTTGGTATTGCAGCATTTGCGGCGGCAGGAGTTGCGGCATCAGCCGGATTCCTTGCACTTAGTGCGTCGCTTGGCGGCGTAAAGAAAAAGATGGCATCTATCGCAGACAGTACCAGTACAGTATCAAGCTCGTTCGGAAAAATGAAGAGCTCGCTCAAGGCTATACCTGGTGCATTTAAACAGATCGCATCAGCTGCTAATGCTACGCAGTCTGGATATACTGCATCACTTACAGCAATGAGCGCGGCATCGTCAACCGCCGGACAGCAAATGGGTAGCAAGCTTGCAAGTAGCTTTTCGGCTTCATCTGCTATGATTGTAGCTACGGCAAAGAGCATGGCTAATAATGCCGGGAATGCTATGAGGTCTGGCTATTCATCGGCAGTGGCCGCAGGTAGATATATTGGGCAAGGACTTGCAATTGGATTGCTGTCATCTTATGGTCAAGTAGCATCTGCGGCGGCACGGTTAGCAGCGGCGGCAGACAGAGCAATCCGAGCAAAGGCTAAGATCGGATCACCATCAAGAGTTGCGATCAAGACATTTAGTTGGATTGGAAAAGGTGCAGCTATCGGACTGGAAAAGATGCAGGGTAAGGTTGCAAAAGCTTCAGCCGATCTATTTAACATTCCGAGCCTATACGAGCCAGACTTTGCGTTTGCTGGTGGCGGTATGTCGTCAAGCATGAGTCTGGATGAGTCGTTAGAGTACAGCCGGAACATTAATTGCACAATAACAGTACCGCTTGATATTAATGGCAGACAGTTTGCAAAAGCTACTGCTACATATACACAGGATGAGCTTAATCGTTTAGACAAACGGAATATGCGGAAGAGAGGAGAATACTAATGGAATTTATAGATGTAAACGAGGAAAGACCAGAAGAAGCTCTCCCATCTGAAGCGATGAGCTATAACGGTGTATACCTCGAAAAAGTAATTCCCGGTTATCGGACACTGTATGTGTCCGGACGGGAAACTATGACGGCTGAAATCAACGAAAACACAACAGGTGCCGCTGATGGTAGTAGGTTTGCTTATAAGAGATATCCGGCGCGAACTATAACGGTTGGATATCAGCTTATAGCAGAAAGCAGCGAAGCGTTTCGGAAAGCTTTTAACAAAATGTGCGGCATTCTTGATGCGGAGCAAGTGAAAGTGATATTTAACGATGAGAGTGATAAATATTTCATCGGCACGTATCAGGGCGGCGACGATGTTGATCCCGGAAGAAACAGCATTACCTCCGAATTTGAGATTTATTGCACGGATCCGTTTAAGTATTCTGTAAACGAGACTGAGGTGGACGTGCAAGCAGACGGAAGCTTTATAATCGACTATAACGGGACATATCCATCTTATCCGGTGTTGGAAGCAACAATGACGAATGGAGAGAATGGCTTTGTTGGATTTGTTGATGCAAATGAAAACATACTACAATTTGGAGACGTTGACGAGGCAGATGGAGAAACGTATCAAGAGAATGACAGACTCGCATATCTGAGTGATTTTTTTAGTTTGCCTGACGATCACGGAACAGAGGCTATGCATGCGAAAAACGCTGGTACATCCGGCGCGCTTGGCACAGCTGGATGGTTTGGAAAAAAGTGGCTGACTATTGCATCAACCGGAGATAACAGCAAGCCGTGGAACGGTGGCATGAGAACGCTTGTTCTTCCGGCTGATTCTCAGGGAAACACGGATGGATGCAAAAACTTTTATTCATATTTCCACATAATTATGTACGCAGGACTAATGGGACAGACAGGCGAGATGACGCTGACATTCCTGACAGCGGATGATAAGCCTATTTGTGGTGTTAATTGGTACAAATCAGATGCATCCGGGAATACTGGACATTATGAGATATTCTGCTACAGTCCTACATTCAATTCGTCGTTAGGATCTTATGTTAAAGTGCTAAGAACATACACGTTTACCACAAGCCATCTTCACTCACAGAATCCGTGGTACTGGGACTGGGGACACTGCGACATACGAAAAGAGGGAAGTAAACTTACATTTTATTATTGGGGTGGATATCCGTCTTATATTGTGCCAGAGGTCGAGAACATGAAGTGCTCAAAGATACAGCTATCTGTTAAAAGTGCAAGGAATCGGTCTGGTAATAAGGCGTTGACTTATCTCGGGTTTGACGTGATGATCTTTGATAAACTCCACGTAGAAAAGTGGAGAGATGTTCCGAACAAATTAGGACGTGGCAGTGTGTTGATGGCTGACTGTAGCACAGGCGAAGTGACACTTAACGGACTACCTAAAGCAGATCTAGGTGCGGTTGGGAATATGTGGGAATCATTTAGTCTTAAGCCTGGAATGAATCAGATTAAGTGTCTCGCATCTGAATGGGCACAGACACCAACATACAAGCTCAGATATAGGGAGGTGTTTATATGATACTGTACTTTGCTGACAGATACATGAATATACTTGGTCTTGCAAGCACCGACCTACCGAGCGGACACAGGATTTATAACGACCAAAAGACAGAGGAGATATCTGCTGGATCTGTGACACTTGAGTTTTCGCTCACTTATACAGATGAGACAAGAAAAGAGATAGAAAGATTCTCCGCGGTTGGTAATTACATCATAAGGAAAGACGGAGAAAGCGAAGAGTTTTATACCATTATTGACAACGAGCACGATATCCTTAAGCATGAGATATCAGTATATGCAGAAGATAACGGTATGGACCTACTGAACGAGACTGTTGGAGCTTTTGAAGCCGACAAGGCATATCCATCAGAGTGGTACGTCAAAAAGTACGCTTATGATAGTGGATTTGAGATAGGCATCAACGAAGTTAGTGACTTGAGCAGAAAACTGAAATGGGAGGGAGAATCTACCTCTGCCGAAAGACTCCTGAGTATAGCCACACAGTTTGATGCTGAGCTCTCTTATAGCTTTGACATTCGCAATCTATCAATCCGGCATAAATACATTAACCTATACCGGAAACGTGGGAAAGATGTTGGAGTGAAACTGAGACTCGGCAAAGAAATTGATAATATCACGATCAAGAAGTCGGTTGCTGATCTGGCTACTGCGCTAAGAGTGACAGGTGGAACGCCAAAAGGCTCTAATAATGCGATCACGCTTAGAGGTTATAAATACGACGATGGAGATATCTATGTATCTGGAGACTATCTCATGTCAAGGAGTGCTCTGGCTATATGGAGCCGCTATCTATCTGAGACAGGACCCGATGTAGGGCATATAGTCAAGCTGTGGAGCTATGACACGACCAGCCAGTCAGAGTTGTGTAACCGTGCGGTATCGCACTTAAAAAGCATATATGACGTAGCCATCACATGCGAGGTAGAGCTTGCATATCTTCCAGACGGCGTAAGTGTCGGAGATACCGTAGATATCGTTGACGAAAAAGGGGAATTATATCTCAGCGCAAGACTTGTAAAGCTTGTAACAAGCAGAGCCAACAAGGAGTACACAGCTACATTTGGAGATTATGCTACGCAGTCGAGCGGTATATCTACTAAGGTGCAAGAGTTAGCTGCGAAGTTTTCGGAATTGGCTAAAACCAGAACGCTATATACATGGATAGCCTACGCAGACGACGAAAACGGAACAGGAATCAGCACAAACCCAGATGGCAAGTCATACATGGGTACTGCTCCGAACCGAACCACTGAAGAGGTGGATACGAGTGACACGACGGTGTTTTCGTGGTCTAAGACAAAGGGTGATGATGGATATTCGCCAACTGTTAGCGTGGCAGACGGCGAGACTGGTAATACTGTTATAACTGTGGATGATGCGTCCGGAACTACATCGACAGAGCTTAAGGACCAGACAGCGAGAACCGATGAGGAAGAGGGAAAGAAAGTTGCCACCAATTACATAAGCGGCAAAGACGGGGACGTTGTAGTCGGTGACCTTACCGCAGAAACATTAGGCAGAAATGTTCGAATCGCCAATGATAAAATTGCGATCCGAAACGGAGAAGAAAACCTTGCATCGTTTGATGAGAGCTCCATAGATCTCGGAATATCGGCTGAGAGCGCACGAATTAACATGTGTGGTAACCGCTTATCAATCATTGCAAACGCAAACGAATACGGAGACGTTGCTTACATGAGATGTGAAGACCTCAGGATTACTCCCGGTATGCCTGGAACGCCGGGGTGGACGTCTGCGCCACTCTTAAGGATGAGCTCAAAGGATGGATTTGGTTTCGCAAATGTGAGACCGTGGCAGATTATTGATGGTGATGTCTATCCATTCCTTACGACTTACGAGTTGCCTTTTATGGCAAAATCCGGAAGCACGGTGGTTAGGATTAACGGCACATCTTCTGTTAAACTGTTCACGCTTGCGGACCTTAACAGTATGTTTGGACAAGCATATACGAGTGCCTATAACTACCATATATTCGCTATGAATGGCGATGGAAATGCATCGGCGGCTCATCTTAATGGCGTTACGGTGATTGGTACAGATTACTATGCTGTACTGGATAGGAGCGTAAACGGTTCGTTCCGCGTTAATTGGATGGTGTTCTGCGCAGTCAGCAACGCCTAGAAAGGATTATATATACAAATGGGGTATTTATTAATGCAGACATATATCATAGCACTTCCGATTCTTTTGGGGTATATTGTCTGGCTGCTAAAAAGACAAAAAAGAGACAGGGATGCAAACAGCAAGGGGACAATGCTTTTACTACGAGTACAGCTTATTGAGTATCATAGTAAATACACTAAGATTGGTGATATACCGTCGTACGCATACCAAAACTTTTGCGAAATGTATGACGCATACCACGAGCTCGGTGGAAATGGTATGGTCACAAAAATGAAACATGAAATTGATGAATTGCACATAAAAAGAAAGGTGGAATAATTTATGGATATCACAACATTAGGAACAGTAGTAGGAATTGTAGCAATCTGCTACGTGATCGGTCTCGGATGCAAAGCTTACGAGAAAATCCCGGACAAATGGATTCCGGTTATCATGGCTACGTGCGGTGGAGTGCTTGGCATTGCAGGACTCTACACAATGCCCGACTTCCCGGCAGGAGACATTATCAATGCGATCGCGGTGGGAATGGCGAGCGGACTTGCGGCAACCGGAGTAAATCAGTTATATAAACAGCAGTGTAAATAGTAAATAAAAAAGAAAGGAACGCGGTGGCACGCATGAAACAGATTATCAACGACTATTATCTCGCTCCATACCCGAAAGAATTTGTTGAACACTTTCGGAATGGACTCAATGAAGAGTATCTTACTATATTCGACTCAATCAGCACCCGAAAAGGTGATTCAAATTTCCATTATGACAACACAATGATACCGCCAGAACGGTTTGAAAAACTTTTGCGCCGAATGGTGCGGACACATGTAGATGAATTGATCCGGCTTGCTCTGATTGGATTCCGTCATGATTCTGCCAGTGATCCATCAAAGCATTAGTGCGCTCTTACCTATTATAATATAAGCATAAAAAAAGAAAGGGGGCACATTTATGGAATATGCAAGCAAAGGAGTAGCAGGAACAGGTCTCGGTCTTGGTATCGCAGGAACAGCACTGGGTCTCTTGAATGGCGGTGTTAACGGAGCAGGACTTCTCGGCGCATCACGCCAGGCATCAACAGCCGGAGACATGGCGTCTATTGTTTCGGCGGTTGCAGATGTTGCTGGGGTAAATAAGTGCTCAGATAACACTCCTGTCACAAGATTTGAAATGAAAATGCAGCAGACGTTAGCGGAAAAGGACGCAGAGATCGCACTGCTTAAGAGCGAGCAGAATACTGAGGTTAAGATTGCCGATGTCTACGAGCGTCTTATCACACGGATCAACGCCGATCAGAGAGCACAGGCTGACTGGAATGCGAACCAGTCTGTAGCAAATGCACAGATGAGTGCGGCAATTGCAACAAACAATGCAAGTATCGCATCATTGCAAAACTGCTGTAACCAGATCACGAAACTCGTGGTACCAAACAGTGCGATCTGTCCGGGTTGGGGCAATGTGACAATCACACCCAGCGCGTCAACCACAACAACAGGTTAATGGCTTGAAAGCAAAAAAGAATGACAGAGGGCGCATATAATGCGCCCTTGTCTTTTTGGAGGATGAATATGTATACGAGTGAACAGGTTATTAATGGACTTATGGCTTATGCAGACAACGAAGTGATTCCGAAGCTTGGCACGTCCGGTAAATGGATTATAGGTACATTAGTTGGAATGATTGGAGCTAAGACAGGTACGCTTATGCAGGAGATCCAGAGCAACCAAGCGGCTAAGATGATCGGAGCTGTTGACAACAACGGACTGTTTGATATCGATCTTATAGCGGACCATCTCAAGCAGTCGGTACAGAGATACGGCAACTTACAGATAGCGTTGCCGATGCTCGGAACAATGACATTTACGGCTGACGATGTAGAAAAGGCAATCAGATATATAAAGGGGGCTTAAATCATGACAGAAGAGATCAGAAACAAACTTATTGACTCGGCGCACGATGAGATCAGCGACATCCAGAAGTACATGGATATGTCAAGCGAAGTATCTGGAAGCGCAGGAGGTGTGCTTAAGGATATCGCACGCGACGAATACACTCATGCCAAGCATCTCGTAGAGATTCTGGAAGAGAGTGGAGGAGTACCGGAAGACCTCGAAAAGGAATGGAAAGAATGCCGGGACAAACATGCTGACGCATGAACATCCTCGGTAGATTATGCTAAGATTATCCAGTTGCTTACGCTATTTTTGTGATGGGAGCAAAAATGGGAGCAAATAATAAGGCATAAACGGTTTATTTTGGTGTATCAATCGTAAATAAGTACCAGAAACGGTACAAAACGGTGCAGAACGGTCAATAATATTAGGCTGTTATCCGCACTTTTAGAGAGCTGGAAACCCTTGATTTTACAGGGTTTTCGGCTTTTTTAGTTTACGCGTGGGAGCATTTTGGGAGCAGGTTTCTGGTGTTTTGAGTCTTTACAAGTACTACAAAAACCAGTAAAATCAAGACATGAAAGGTGGTGGCACACTATGTGGAAAGAATCGAGAAATGGGAGCACGCGCTACAAAGACCGAATCACAGATCCTATGACTGGGAAGAAACATACAATCTCCGTGACACTTCCAGGCAAGTATTCCAGAATCCAAGAGAGGGAGGCTAGAGCATTACTGGATGCAAGGATCGATGATCTGTTGAGCGGCAAGGAATCCGATCCGAATGATCCGACGCTGAAAGAGGTAGCAGAACATTACTTTGCGGACCAGCGACGTACCGTATCGGAGCAGACCTGCATCAGAAACTATCATGCTGTTAATACGCTTATGAAGATGCTTGGCGAAGATGTGAGAATAAATAAGCTGACAGCCAGATACGTTCGTGAAATGTTCAGTGCTTCTGGCAAAAAGAACGGCACGCTCAACGAGCATCTTGTACGCTTAAGAGCGTTTCTCCGATGGGCGTATAGAAATGATTACCTTGCAGACGTATCGTGGCTAGATAAGCTGATACCGTACACAGACGAAGCGTCTAAGGAAGAGCTAGAGTATAAATATCTCGAACCAGATCAGCTTGAGAAGCTGTTGAGTTCTATGACCGTTGAGCACTGGAGGAATGTCACTGAATTTATGGCTCTTACCGGGATGCGCGCAGGTGAAGCGTTAGGCTTACAAACATCCGACGTGGATTTTGGCAACCGCACAATTCGGGTATGTCATTCCCTTAGTTCAGTGACCGGGACTCTCGGAGAGACAAAGACCAGACGGCAAAGGGAAGTCTATATGCAGGACGAGCTTCTGAAGCTGTGCAGGCGACTTGATCTGGAACGTAAGAAGCGTGATCTGACTACCGGAGTGCGATCCGCTTACTTCTTTTCGGCTCCAGACGGATCACCGTTAGAGTATTATGCATTTAACAAGTATTTGCGTGAGATTGCAGCGGATGTGTTAAATCGTGACCACAAGACGACAACACACATACTGAGACATACACACGTCGCACTTATGGCAGAGAATGGTGTCTCGCTGGATGCGATATCAAGGCGCGTAGGGCATAGCAACAGCCGGATTACACGTGATATCTACTTTCACGTGACAAAGAAGATGAAAGAGCGTGACAATGCAGAATTTGAACAAGTGACGCTTTTGGCTAAGTAATAAAAAGGCAGGAAGCTTTTGCTTCCTGCTTATTCTAATAAAAGTTAAAACCACACCTTCTATTCACCCCACAAGTCGGCGTACTCCTGATCGCTTATCTTAAGCTTGTAATCAAGCTGCTGGATGTCGTTATACATATATATCTCGTTCGGATGCTCATAGGTATTCCACGAAAACATCTGAGATCCATTCTGCTCATAGCCTACAACAGAGATATCTGTGATAGAAGTTGTATCAGCCTGATCTATACATTCTTTTATAGCGTACTTTACAAGGTCTTCATCATAGCCATTGTTATATTCGACATCTTTGCAGTGTGCTTCATAATAAGCCACACCGTTCTCTACTCCCAACAAATTAAAGCTGTCCATATTCTGTGAGTAATCAACTGCTTTTTCCTCTTTTTTAGGCTCTTCTTTCTCAACAGTTTCTTCGGTTTTAGCATCTTCTTTTTTGTCGTCGCCAGATCCACCGCAAGCGGTAAGTGACAACGCCATAGTTGCAGTGATTAAAAGCGCAATAAGCTTCTTTTTCATAGTTCGTTCCTCCTATTACTTTTGTACAAGTACCGATGCTCAAATTATCTCACAAACTGTTATGTATATCAATGATAATTTCATGTTTCGCCTGTTGTTTTACTATCTTATCACTGATGCCACGATACCAAACAGTACCCAGTGGCTCATGTCCTCTCTGCTATCAGAATCTATCTCAAATGTCTCACCGTAACCGTTTACCGGAATGAACCTGTTCGGGGATCCCGGATTGTATATACGGCAATAAGCCTGTCTGGTGTCGCAATTGATGATAATGACCGTGTCTCCGTCTCTTGGCGGTCTACGGATGATTCCGATCACGTCACCCTTGACATACACTGGATGTAAGTGATTGGATGTAATGCGTATTCCACACCGCACCTCCGTTCCGTACTTGGTCATGAATTTAGGGCACGCAACACGTTCTTTATATGCAGAGTCTAAAATCATGCCGTCTTCCATATTCCCAGTAGGTACGATCACTTCCAGATAATCATCTGTTTCATCCACGCTCCCTTTTAGAGCTATTTCGTATTCAATCAGCGCATCAATGTAGGCTTTCTGCCTTTCGCTCAACTGTCGGTATGAGCGTAGTAGTTCCAACTCCCTGTTCTGACATCCAAAAAACTCAGATGCAAACATCCCAGTGATCTCGTACAGCTTCGGGATGATCTCAACATTAATGTTGCTCACCCTGTGACTGATAATGTTTTTGTAAGTAGACAGAGATATCCCCAGTTTCCGTGCAAAGTCCGTTTGTGTGTACCCTAGCCGGATCCTCTCTTGTTCGACATTTACCGCAAAGTTATCCATCATTTCGACAATATTCATGCAGCTCACCTCTTTTGATGGTTATCACCTTGCCTACATCGTTTTCTGATAAATACAAAATTACCTGATAAAAGTCAGGTAATTGGAAGTAAAAGTGTTATAATTTAAGTATAGGCAGACTGGGAGGCACGCGGTGGCACGCATTAAATAGCCTCCCAGCAATTACCTTGCTATTTTATTTTAGCAGATTATGTTACGGCTTTCAAGATAGAACTAGCGTTCTATACTCTCTACATAATATAATAGCAGGGACTTACACACAGGAGGTGCTATATGAGCAAAAAGAAGTGGACGGATGAGGAACTACGAGAAACGTACAAGATGCTGATTCATCAAATGGTGGACGCTGTGGACGATGTGGAGAGGTTGAAAGAGATCTACACATTTACCAAAACATTAACCGAATAACCAATAAAAAAAGACAAGGGTTTGCGCATTGCCCTTGTCTTGTCTTTTTTCTACCGATTCTTCACGGTTCTTATAAAGTCTTTTAGTATCTTCTGATCTTTCTCCGACAGAGACGCATAGGTTCTGATAATATCCAATATCAATCCGTACATCTCGTCACTCCCTTGATAGCCTTTCAGCAAAAGGCTTGCAAGCTTTGTTGCTTCATCCTCTGGTGGGAGTTCTACAAGCATCGGCTCTTCACCCGTTCGTAGCCATTCCTCTCGGACATCGAACTTTTCACAGATATCTGATATAGTACGGTCGCTCGGTTCTTTTACGCCCATCTCTATCTGTGCGATGAAGTTTCGGCTTAAGTTAATCTTGTCAGCCATTTCTTGTTGCGTAAGACCAAAAATTTTGCGCAGTTTTTTTAACCTGTCGTTCATGTTTTCACCTCACTTTCTATATCTACTATACCACAAAAGAATAACTAAATCAACTAAAAAAGTTGACTTAGAAAACAAATAACTGTTGACAAATGCTAACTGAGCATATATACTATGATTACAGAGACAACAAAAGAGCAACGCAAAGAAAAGGAGAACCAACATGAAGAAATACGAACTTACAGAAAACACAAAGACACACGCAGGCAGAACACTTTTCCAGATAAGAGCGTTGATTGGCTTTTTGGATGTAAAAGCCGGCGAGCTTGGCGGATGGATTGAGAAAGAAGAGAATCTTAGTCACGCTGGCAACGCTTGGGTATATGGCAACGCTCTGGTATATGGCAACGCTCTGGTATCTGGCGACGCTGATTACACGACTATCAAAGGATTTGGTACAAAATTTAGAACAACTACATTTTTTAGATGTGAAGATGGAAACATTCGGGTTGTGTGCGGCTGCTTCTTCGGAACGATAGCGGAATTTAGAAAACAGGTAGAAGAAACCAGAACAGGCAAGATAGCAAAGGAATATCTGATGATTGCTGATTTGATGGAAGAGCATTTTAAAGAGGAATAAGCAGCCGAAACGGTCAGCAATGACCGTCTGCCGGGGATGACCGTCCGGCACTGATGAGGCAGGTCGTGATAATTTCTCCTTAGGCGGTGGCGCAGGTCACCGCCAGAAAAAGAAAGGGGTGAAAAGATGGTAGGAGAAAAAGATGTGCAGGGTATGGTTGATGAGATTGTACCAATGCTGAGAGGGTTAGACAGATCTTCGCTATTGTTGATTAAAGGCAGTGCAGAGGTGCTGAGTATTCACGCAAAAATGGAGAGGGGTGGAAAGGATGGAGAGAAACCCGATATACATGACACGTAAAGAGATCGGTGAGCTAGTTGGCTACAGCCACACGGCTGTAGATAACAGGCTGGCAGAAATACGAAAATATCAGGAAAAGGACTCAAGCCGATACAGATACCCTTTTAATGGTAGTCGTGTTCATGTGGGCGTATTCATCGACTGGTGCGCCAACAGAACCGCCCTAATGGACAGCAGGACTGCGAAACACGTACCGCCGTTTAATGTGTATGAGTCACTGGCTTATGCCGGAGTTCTTATCTCTGATGCGTCTGTGGTGACTCAGAAATGAAACTACACAGAACCAGAACAGGCAAAAACACTTTAACGGCGTAAAGTGTACAAAGTGGATAAAAAACATCAATAAGTGCAAATGCGATAAAAGGCTTGAAATAAGGAAAAACACAGTTTTGCATGGTGTAAAAATAGTTAAAATACATCAATAAAAATTATCGCACGATAATTCGCACGATAATTAGCACGAAGAATCGCACGATATGAATGCACCGCAAAGCCAGTGTTTACAAGGCTTGCGAGACTTTTAAGAATCCAACTTAGCACGATAATTCGCACGAAATACGCACGGAGAATCACACGTTCTCGCGGATATATATTATATATATAATTTAATATTATTAAGAATAAAAAAATAAAAAAAACGCGTGCGCGTGAGAGATAAAGAACGAAGAAAGGAGACATAATCAAATGAGAAAAACGATAGGCTGGTCACTGATAATCATAGGACTACTTGGTATGTTTTTGGTAGCACTCCCATTAGAGAATGATGGAAACGTATCTTTGACGCCGTATCTCATGCGAGAGATTGGATGCGGTCTGGTGACTGTGATTGGTGGTCAGATTAGAGACAGGTACAAAAAAGAGTGCCCACGATAGTCCGGCAAGACTGGAGCACTCAACTAAATAACCATAGCTATTATAGCACAGGAGGTAAAGAGATGGAAGAAGTAAGATTTATAGATGTGGATCGTGTAAGCATTCCGATATCGGAATACAGAGAGCTAATCGAAGCCAAATGCAAGGCAGAAGCAGAGGCTGACAGCCGACAGAGTGACTGGTATCGGGAGAATACCAGAGCGAATCAGGCAGAAAGATCACTTGACGAGCTGAAAACCGAGTTTGAAGAGCTGAAAGCAAAGTATGAAGAGGAGCTTAAGCAGAATGGAAGAGATTGAGGGATATGACAGATGGAAGACCACGCCACCGAGAGAACCAGATCCGATATATTATTGCGACCAGTGCGGTGAACCGGTGTGCGAGGGAGATTTTATTTACGACATCGATGAAAAGATAATATGCAGCGACTGCATTAGAGATTATGGGAGGTACGTTGAGAATGAACAGCTTATATGAATTGACATCAGAATACAAGGAGCTTCTGGAGATGCTGGAAGATGCCGATCTGGATGCCGATGTAATTAAAGACACATTAGACGGAGTAGAGGGCGAATTTGAAATGAAAGCTGATGCGATCGCAAAAGTGATAGCAGAGGAAAAGGGTGACGCCGAAAAGATTGATGCAGAGATCAAGAGACTGACAGAGCGCAAGAAAGCGAAGCTGAATAATGCCGGAAGACTCAAGAAATATCTTGAGAGTGCAATGATTGCAACAGGCAAAAAGAAGTTCGCTACCGCACTTTTTGGGTTCGGAATCCGCAAAAATACTCCAGGAGTCGTGATAGACAACGAAGAAAAAATACCGAAAGAGTGGTGGATTGAACAAGAGCCGAAGCTTGATAAGGCGGGACTTAAGAACTACTTGAAGAATAACGAGACGGACTACGCTCACTTGGAGCAGTCGGAGAGTTTAGTGATTCGGTAATAGGGGGGGGTATCACGTAATGGAATTTAGAAAGCTGAGGGCAGATGAGATAGACTGCAGAGTGGCGCAAGTAAAAGATACCGGAGTAACACTCCTGCTGTACAAAGATGCAAGATGCGACATGAACATACTGGACGAGACGGTAGGTAGCATGAATTGGACGCGATCACACTGTCGTGATAACGCTAATTGCGTCGTCTCGATTTGGGACAAAGACAAGAAACAGTGGATCAGCAAGGAAGACACAGGTACAGAAAGCAATACGGAAAAAGAAAAGGGTCTGGCTTCGGATAGTTTTAAACGAGCGTGCTTTAACTGGGGGATTGGCAGGGAGCTGTACACCGCACCGTTTGTGTTTATCGGAGCTGATAAGTGCAATATCGTAACAAACGGCAATAAGAGAGCTTGCTATGATCGGTTTAAAGTGTCGGAGATCGGATATGACGACTCTGGCAAGATTGACAGACTTGTGATTGCTGATAAGAAAGGCAGAACGGTATACCAGTACGGAGAGAAAAAGGAAGAAAAAAATCAAAAGCCGGATAATGGAGTGCCAAGAGTGACAAAGTCACATATAAACACATTACGTAGCATTTTCACGAAAAAGAACATTGATGAAAAGAAGATACTCGATATCTATGGAGTATCAAAAATTGAAGAGTTGAATATCAATCAATTTACCGGAATAATGAATCACCCGAATGAATTCCAGAAGAGGTGTGGTGCATGAATTTCCGCGGAAACATAGTCCAAATTTACAGAGATTATGCAAGACGGAAGTGGATGATTACGCTTGAGACAGATCAAGATATAACAGAAGAATATGAACGGTTGAAAGATAAGGTTGTATCTGTTGTTGTTAAGTTGTTCCGTAAGTCTCGCAGCCTAAATGCGAACGCCTACTACTGGCAACTGCTTGGCAAAATCTGCGAAGTTACCGGGGAGAACGCTGCATACAGGCACAATATGAACCTTAGAGAATGCGGGTACATAGAGCTGATAGATGGACAGGCAGTATATGTGGTCATACCAGACACGGAAGAAGCGGAGAGAAAAGTGGATGTTTATGAAAGCGTCCACCTAAAACCTACGTCGCAGATCAAAGGCGGCAAGGATGGCAAACTATACAGAACGTACATGATGCTTCGTGGATCGCACACATTTGACACAAAGGAAATGAGTAGATTGATTGATATTGAGGTCGGACAAGCGAAAGACCTCGGAATTGAGACGGCAACGCCAGACCAGATCGCGGAGATGGTACAGAAGTGGGGTGTAAAGATTGGCGAAGAGACTTAAGAGCGTATTTAAAGACGATATGGATCATTGCTACTACACAGGCTCACCTTACGTACACAGACACCATATTTTTTATGGCTCATTAAGATCTAAGTCAGAAGAATATGGTTATGTGATACCGTTGGCGCACTGGTTGCACGAGAACGCGCCGGAGAGCGTACACATGAATCCAAATCACGGATTAGATCTGGAGCTTAAGCAGATGGCTCAAAAACACTTTGAGGAGCACCACGGAAGCAGAGAAGACTTCCGGCGAGAGTTTGGTAAATCATGGTTGTAACTTATTAACTATAGATTCCCACGCAAATGTAACTAGATGTAGACAACACCTCATTTTATAGCATACAAAAACCACTATATATCACGCGGCCGGAGAAGCGTGGCTCCGGCAGAAAGGAGAAGTAATTGGAAAAGACAGCACAAGATTACTTTTATGCGATACCAGATGGACACATGAATGCGATTCAGCGACCGGCCAATCCGAGCACAGATAGGTTGCTGAGAAAAATGATTGAGAACGCAAACAAGAATGGGGATTGCATTTTGAATAACGGATATGGAATCTTTAGACCGCTTCCACTGGATCCGGTAGATGCGGCAGAAGCGAATATATACTTCCGGAAGGAGCTGCACAGAGCCAGAAGCATACAGCTAAAAAGGCTGTGCATGAAACAAACTTATGAAGGGTGGGTACGAGATGCGATATACGCTAATCATTGCCGGGAGACTGGACAACATGAACGACTACACGAGTGCGTGCCGTACGAATCAATATAAAGGCGCAAAGCTTAAACAAAAAAATGAAAACGTGGTCAAACAGGCAATATATGAACAGCTTGGAAGATTGCGCATCAAGAATCCGGTACGGATGCTGTACCGATGGTACGAGCCAAACAAGAGACGTGATCTGGACAACATCAGCGCATTTGGGCGCAAAGTAATACAGGACGCGCTTGTAGATACAAGGGTTTTGCAGGATGACGGCTGGCGATATGTGAAAGGTTTTCAAGACGAGTTTTATGTAGATAAAGGTAACCCACGAATAGAGGTAGAGATTATAGAGGATGAATGATGGATATATCAAGATTAGCAGAAAAATTCTCGGATGGGAATGGTACAAAGACATTAATACGTTCCGGCTGTTTATGCATATACTGCTGAAAGCAGAATGGAAAGTGACAGAATACAAAGGTGAGCGCATTGAGCGAGGAGCGTGCGTGTCGTCGCTGGTGGAATTGTCAGAAGAAACAAAGATGAGCATCAGCGAAGTTAGGACGGCATTGAAACATCTGGAAACTACTGGGGAAATTGTACGAAGACCATGCGCAAAGTCTAAAAAAAGTGTGTACAAGATCAATAACTATGACAAGTATCAAACAGAATACAAGCAAGAAAATTGGAAGAGTAGCGCAATGGATGTAACAACGTATCAGGATGACAGAAAGAAAAAGAACAGGCGTAGATTTAATAACTTCGCTGGCAGGAAGTATGACATGGATAGTTTAACGATAGGAATCCTGCAAGCGCAGGAGACAGGAGGTAAAAATGGAAGAAGTAATTAAGAGCTATAAAGGATTTGAGAAAGATATGACTTGTCGAGGTTTTCGATACGAGGAGGGCAAGGAATACGAGGAAGACAAAGCAAAAGTATGCGATGCAGGGTTCCATGCTTGCGAGTATCCACTAGACTGTTTTAATTATTATGTGCCAAGCACAAGCGTGTACCACGAGGTCGAGCAGAGCGGAAAGTTGTCTAAGAGCTCGGATGATAGCAAGGTAGCAGCAACAAAGATCAAGATTGGAGCACGAATAGGAATACCAGGACTGGTACAAGCCGCAATTGAATATACGACAGAGCGTGCTAAACAAACAGAAGACACACATAACACAGGGGACTACGGAGCATCCTCTAACACAGGGGACTGCGGAGCATCATCTAACACAGGTAACTACGGAGGATCCTCTAACACAGGTAACTACGGAGCATCCTCTAACACAGGGTACCGCGGAGCATCATCTAACACAGGTAACTACGGAGCATCATCTAACACAGGGTACCGCGGAGCATCATCTAACACAGGGGACTACGGAGCATCCTCTAACACAGGTAACTGCGGAGCATCCTCTAACACAGGGTACCGCGGTACTTGCGAAGCTAATCATCCTAATAGTGTTGCTGCGGCTTGGGGTCCTGAATCAAAAGCAAAAGGCGTGATCGGAGCAACACTTGTATTCGCAGAATGGCGTCGATTAACCGATAAGTACTGGGAAGAAGACGCTTGGGAGTTTAGAGGATCTATGATGGTGCGTGTTGACGGAAAAAACATTAAAGAAGACACATGGTACTGGATGAAAGATGGAAAGATTGTGGATGCAAAGGATGAATAGACCGAAGCTTAATGAAGCACATAAACTAGATCTGATCGCACAACATGATAGCGAAGCAATGAACAGGCCGGATCAGAAAGCACTGGAAAGATTCATAAGTCCGGCATATAGCACATTGGGATATCTGGAAAAGAAGAAAGTAGATGTAAAGGAGAATATAAGTGGATAGGCAGGAACGAGAAAAAAAGAAAGAGTACCTCAGACAGTATATAGTCCATGTGAGACGTGTACATAGACTGACGGAAGAGATAGCAGAGCTGAGAGAGTTAAAGATGTCAGCATCATCAGGAGCAAACGACGGAATGCCGAGAGGTAGCGACCAGAGTGACCTGTCCGGGTATGCGGCGCAGATCGACTCAATGATCCGGAAGCTAAAAAACGAACGTGGTGAGCGGATTATGATGTTTCAGGATATTACCAGAAGAATCAAGACACTCGAAAATAAAAACGAGGATGATGTGCTTTTTTACAGATACATAAAAGGAATGACGTTTTGGGAAATTGCGGAAAAGATGATGTTCTCCGAGAGACAAATACACAGGATTCACAGCAAAGCACTAGAACATCTTAGGATACCGGAGGAGGATGACGATGAGAGTAATTAGTCAGAATGGCAAGTACGATTTACCTTACGAAGAAACAACGTTGCAAATTTTTAATAGCGGGAAAGTAGCTGCGTATTCATTGGTCGACCTTCTAAGCAATGATTATATCGAAATAGCAACGTATTCCACGGTGGAGAAAGCAAAAAAGGCTGTGGAAATGTGTAGAGAGAAATATCTTACAAGAATGGAGCTGGATGGTGGATATGATATGACAAATGGTTGCTATGTACAACCTAATTATTGGGTATTACCGAAAGTATTCCAGTTCCCGGCAGATGAGGATATAGAGGTATAAGGAGATTTGCTGAATGGAATTTATTGATTGGTTCGCCAATGGAGTTACTGTCAATGTGATAGAAGCAATTGTTGAAAAGTAGCGTGTGTGAATACAGAAAGAAAATTTATATGTTTTGAACTGGATTCATATTTTTATGAGATAGCGCAAGAAAAAATTACGACAACTAAAAAAATAGAAAGGAGCAGGAGCTCCGGCCGGGCAAAGATATATCGGCTCCTTTCAAGAAGATGAAACAAAGAAAAAAACTTAAATGTGATATTTATAGAGATTCAATGCAGAATTACAAAAAATATGCAATCCCACCAGCGCAGCTGATTATAGCTGATGTGCCATACAATGTCGGAAACAACTTCTACGGAAGTAATCCAATGTGGTACGTAGGGGGGGATAATAAGAACGGTGAAAGTAAACTTGCAAAGAAAGCTGCATTCAATTCCGATTTCAATTTTAATTTGTATGAGTATTTCCATTTTTGCTCAAAGATGTTGAAGAAAGAACCTAAGAGAGCCGGCAAGCGTGGCAGAAGTTCTGATGCTCCGTGCATGATTGTATTTTGCAGTTTTGAACAGTTAAGCACACTGATCAACGCAGCTAAGAAACATGGCTTTGTGAATTACATACCGCTTGTATTTGTGAAAAATTACAGTCCGCAGGTATTGAAAGCAAATATGCGTATTGTAGGTGCTACGGAATACGCTTTGGTATTATACCGAGACAAACTTCCAAAATTTAGAAATGGCGCACAGTTTGATGAAAATGGAAAAACGATTCGAGGTACAGGACATATGGTATTTAACTGGTTCAAGTGGGAAAAGGATGGAAAAGATATTCCGAAAATTCATCCGGCTCAGAAGCCAGTGAGATTGTTAGAACAATTGATTCAGACATTTACTGATCCTGGAGATGTAGTTATTGATCCATGTTGCGGATCAGGAAGCACGTTGAGAGCAGCGAGAAATCTTGGTAGAAGCGCATTCGGTTTTGAAATTGACCGAAACTTCTATGCAAGAGCTAAGAATGAAATGCTGAAAGTTGAAAAAGAGTCGCAGATGAGCATTGAGTGCTTCCCGGAGGTAATGCCGAAATGAGTATTGATGATAGCGATGTACAGCTAAAATTTGCATAAAAAAGATAAGAGAGGAGATCGGACAGGATGGATAGCGTATATGATGACTACTGCTATGAATGCGGAGCGTATGGTGACGATTACAGAGTAGACGAAAACGGTAACTTAGTTAGCAATTGTGCTGACTGCCCATTTAATGAGGATAGGAGCGAAGATGAAGTACTTTAACAACAAACAACAGGCGTATAAGCGGAATAAGGTATTAAACCGCCGTGATGCTGACAATTTGATAGTCGCGTCTCATAAGCTGTTCATGATGATCGGGTGTCTGGCACTGAATCAGGCGTTTGACTTCGGTGAAAAGCGTGTGGGGCGGTTTGTGGACAAGTTTCAGGATATTTTGGACTCATACAACAGAGGTTATATCAGCTTGGAAGATATTGAAACAATGCTGAAAGAAGACATAGGAATTGAGGTGGAATGATATGAAAAACAGAGATAAATACGCAGAAGAGTTATTAAACGTAGCGTGCACAGGCAAGAAAATTGCGATTGACAAACGGACAATGCAGATTAGAAGTTGTACAGGGCTTTCGTGCGGGCATTGTCTGTTTGGCAAAGCTGATTATTGCAATGAAGAAATGGCAAAATGGGCAGAATCCGAGTACATTGAACAGCCGAAGATATCAAAGAAAGACAGGGCGTTTCTGGACTATCTTAAAGACTATAAATATATGGCAAGAGATAAAAACGGGGACCTATATGCATATACAACTATACCGATAAGAACTACTACCTATTGGAGAGGTGCTACTTGCAAAAATCTTTGTAGCCTGGATATCTATTTCCCAATGGTAAAATGGAGCGACTAAGCGCTGTGGGTGATTGATATTTTGAAGAAGTTGGAGGTAGTGGACAGTTATGAATAGAGAAATACTTTTTAGAGCGAAACATATTCATGCAATTTCAGGTAATGAGCATCTTGATGGAACATGGGTGCATGGCTATCTTAGTGACGAGAATTATATCTATGATAAAAGCCTTGAGTGTGAATTTCTGGTTGATGGAAATACCATTTGCCAGTATACAGGATTAACCGACAAAAATGGAAAGAAAATCTTTGAGGGAGATTTCGTGAAAGATAGTGCGGGTGTTTGTGGAGAGGTGAAATTCGGATTGTACACAGCCGGCTTTAGTATTACAGATACTAACCAAGGATTTTACATTGAATTTCCGGAAGAAAGTTTATACAGAAAAGAGCTTGGTTATTGGGAAAATAAAGTTATAGTCATTGGCAATATCTATGACAATCCTGAACTGTTAGAAGAGGAGAAGAATTAATATGGCGAAGATATTTAAAATCAGCGGATATCTGGTGGATCCGGACGATTTGTATAGATTAAGCGTAATAGAAGACGTTATCAGCTACGCCCTTTACGACATGGTGCATCAGCATATCCACGTGGAAGAAGCCGACATAGGAGAATGGGATGATGAGAGTCCGTTGGACTATGATAATTGCGATCTTGCGGAATGCGAGAAGTATTTCAAACGGAAAATCCCGGTTGATAACAATCGGAATGTTATAGCAGGACAAGTATACAGACATTTCAAGGGGCAGACGGTCAAAGTTCTACATATTAGCCAAGACACAGAAGCACCGGGGCAGTTTTACGTAGTCTATGAATGCGAAGACGGATCTGTATGGAGCAGACCTTACGGAATGTTCGTGAGCGAGGTGGATCACGGCAAATATCCGGATGTGAAGCAAAAATATAGGTTTGAACTTGTGGAGGAAAAGTAGATGAGACTTATTAACGAAGATGATGTCATTAAAGAAATTCAAAGATTAAAGCATGTTACGGTCATGCAGAAACTTAGGACAATAGATGCAGTCGAGCATGTTCCTACAGCTTACGATGTGGATAAAGTAGTAGGTGAAATAGAAAGGGAAAGACATGATGTGAGCTTTTGCTGTGATGAAGAGAAAGAAGCATATTTGCTTGGGTTGGAGTCAGCAATAGATGACGTGAAAGATGGATGGGTGAATGGAAAACAAAAAGAAGAGTTCGGAAGATGGATTCCGTGCAGTGAGAGACTTCCGAAGAAGCCAGAGATTTACGGTGATTCCGATGGCTACATTGTGCAGACCAGACACGTTATGCAGCCGTTTAGTGCTTATTGGGATGGTATAGAGTGGACAGACGTTGGTGACGATGCAGTGGACGATGTAATAGCCTGGATGCCATTGCCGAAGCCATACAGGGAGGTAGAATAATGCTAGTTCCAAAAGTAAAAGCCAGTGAGTTCAAGAAGTACGGATTCAAAAGATGTAAAGGGATTCCGAAAGAGTCAGAGTGCTACTATCTTTGTATTGCAAGAGGTTCAAAAATGCTATTTGTTAGTGATGTGTGTTTTTGTATAAATGATTGGGACGAAAACGACTCAAGAATACATAAAAAAGCTAATTGTAGATACAGAGATCATAGAACAGCATTGGATATAATCTACGAACTGATTAAGGCAGATATGTTGAAAAGTGAATGGGAGTGATGAGATGAGATTGATTGACGCTGATGCATTAATTAGCTTTATAGATCCAGAACATTTAAGGCATTCAGGCGAACTAACCTTTTCGGAGGTTGATGTGATAAACATGCTGAATCATGCGCCGACAGCTTTTGATGTGGATAAGGTCGTAGAAATGCTGGAAGAAGAGTGTTTCTCTCCGATTGATTATCCAGGATATGCAGTGGATATCGAAAAGGCCATTGAGATTGTGGAAGAAGGTGGAGTAGATGGAAAAGAAAGAATATGAGTCCATAGAAGCAGCGGCTGATAAGCTGCAGAGTGAAGCGGAAAGAGACTTCAGCCGGAAGGTGCTAATGGAACAGGGGTACAAAAACGGGTACGTCCAGGGCGTAGAAGACCTTTTGAAAGCCATAAGGAGGAGTGAATAGATGGATGCGGTAAGGTATTTAAAAGAGTTCATGCGAGAAAGGGAAGAGAATGAATAAGATCAAGAACATTACGGCAGTTATACTGATGGCAGCAGTCCTATTCGGTTGTGCCGATCAGAAAGAAATAAAAGAGCCAACGCCGATCACCGTTGAGAAGAAAGACATCACGGATACAGCGGAGTTTAAGCAGGCTGTATCTCAACGAGTAGATGAAGTGCTGGGCGGCGAAGTCAGCTTGACAGTGTACCTGGATACGGCAGAGGATTTTAACTACATCGGAGAACTGGAGATCATCAATGATGGCTCTGACGGAACACGGCCGGTGATATTCATTCATGCAGATCACAGGACGGATGAAAATGAATGGTGGTAAAAAGATGTCATTGAATCGCACATCTATATGTGCAAAAATAGTAATGTCGAAAGACAGACAAAACGTTCGTTTTTTCTCATTTGATGGGAACCTCCTGACTTATCAAGGAAAGGCACTTGGCGCAAGCTGGGTGCTTTTTCTTGTGCACGGAAAAGCGAACGGATTATATATTGTACGCAGAAGACGGATGACCGTCTTTTTTTAGATTGGAGAAACATGAAAAGATATTTGCACCAAGGAGGTGATAAGGTGTCAAAAAAATATGAAGACTGGATTACAGAAGAAGGACTTATCAAGATAGAGGGATGGGCGAGGGATGGTCTGATAAATGAGCAGATTGCTACGAATATGGGGATATCCAGAAGTACACTGAATGCATGGTGCGATAAGTATCCGGACATATCGAACGCCTTAAAACGAGGAAAAGAAGTAGTTGACCGACAGGTCGAGAATGCCTTACTAAAGAGAGCGTTGGGATACGAATACGAGGAAGTGTCAGAAGAATACGACGAAGACGGAATGCTTGCGAAGAAGAAAGTCACGAAGAAACAGGTGGTGCCGGATACAACAGCACAGATATTCTGGCTTAAAAACCGTAAGCGTGCCGAATGGTGTGACCGCCAGACTGTAGAGGTTAGCACACCGATAGACGACTCGGCCAAAGAAATGAGGGAATACCTTGAACGCCGACAAAAAAAGAATACTTGACCTACTGTATGATGAGCCTTATCTGATAGGGCACTGGGTGGGCTTTAAAGACCTTACTACTCTACACAACGAGTGGTTGAGGTCTTTTTTGTATTCAGACGATGACCAGACACTACTCGCGCACCGTGGGTCGTATAAGACAACAGATTTATCTTTATTCCTCGCACTCCACACAGTGATATCACCGACGGAGAACGTCATGTTTTTCCGTAAGACGGATGATGACGTGACAGAGGTAATCCAACAGTCGCAGAAGATACTTAGGAGCGGAGCACTGAGAGATATTGTCAACACACTGTACGGCACAGACTTGGTATTTGAGCGAGAGACTACTTCCGAGATTGATACAAACCTTAATACATCTACAAAGGGAGTACCGCAGGTAGTTGGACTAGGTATCGGAACATCTATCACCGGAAAGCACGCAGACATTGTGGTTACTGATGACATTGTCAATGTTAAGGACCGTGTTAGCCGGGCAGAGCGTGAGAAGACAAAAACGCAATACATGGAGCTCCAGAATGTCAAGAACCGTGGTGGACGATTTATCAACACTGGAACGCCGTGGCATAAGGACGATGCTATATCACTTATGCCGAATGTTAAGAGGTACGACTGCTACAGCACAGGATTAATCGACAGAGGGACGCTAGAGCGGTTGAGAAACAGCATGACGGACAGTCTGTTTGCCGCTAACTACGAGCTCAAACATATAGCAGACAGCGACACGATGTTTAAGCATCCGCAGTTTGTATCTGATCCAACATTGATCTATAACGGCGTTGCACATATTGATGCAGCATACGACGGATCAGACGGGACAGCGTTTACGATCATGAGAATGTTGCCGGACGGTAGAATTATTGGATTTGGCAAGCGGTGGGAGAAACACGTGGATGACTGCTTGGGAGAGATCAAGGCACTTCACACGCTGTACAGAGCCGGAACGATTGAGAACGAGAAGAATGCAGATAAGGGATATCTGATCAAAGAACTTGGGAACATGGGGCTCCCGAAACACGGATATCACGAAAGCATGAATAAATATATCAAGATATCCACCTACCTAAGAAAATGGTGGTCACGTATCTGGTGGCTGGAAGATACGGATCCGGAATATATCAATGAGATTCTGGAATACAGCGAACACGCCGAGCACGATGATTCGCCGGATAGCGCAGCCAGTCTGATCCGCAGCATGACGGACAGACCTAAATTAAACAGGAATAGTATCCTGAAAGGAGGACTATAATGATATACCGCTTAGATGACAACGAAGAACTGACAGATGCCAAGTTAGCGGAGTTTATCGTAGAGCATGATAAAGAGGTTACGTGCAGATTAAAAGACCTACAGAGTGCGTATAATACAGATTACCCAATATTCAATCAAGCAGACAAGCCGAAATGGAAGCCAGACAACCGTATTGCCGTGAACTTCGCAAAGTACATTGTTGATACAATGAATGGCTTTTTCGCTGGGCATCCAGTGAAGACGGTCGTGGATGATGGAAATGAATCAGTCGAGAAATACGTAGAGCTCGTAGACCAGTACAACGACATGGACGACAAGAACGCTGAGCTAGCTAAGATATGCAGCATCTACGGACGTGGATACGAAATGTACTACGTGGATGAGACCGGGAATATTGGCATTACATACCTTGATCCGATGGAGTCTTTTATGATCTACGATGATAGTGTTTTGCAGAGGGAGCTATACTTTGTGAGGCTGTACAAAGATAAACACGGCGTGTTGCACGGAAGTATATCGGACGACGTTTCGGTTCGCTGGTTTACTCAAAAAGGGCAAATCGTTTGGAGTGTAGAAGAACACAAACACGGATTTGATGGAGTACCAGCGACAGAGTATGTGGAGAACGAAGAGCAACTAGGAATCTTTGAGCCAGTGCTATCTATGATTAATGCCTATAACAAAGCAATCAGCGAAAAGGCGAATGATGTAGATTACTTTGCTGATGCGTATTTAAAGATACTCGGAGCAAAGCTTGGCGACGATGATGTAAAGCATATCCGGGATGATCGTGTGATTAACTTCGAGGGAGACACCGAGAAGCTTATCGTTGACTTTTTACAAAAGCCGAACGGAGACACTACACAGGAGCATCTGATAGACAGGCTTGAGAAGCTTATCTTCCAGATAAGTATGGTCGCGAATATGTCAGAAGAGAACTTCGGTACTAGCTCTGGCATCGCAATGCGATATAAGATGCTTGCCATGAGCAATCTGGAAAAGACAAAAGAACGTAAGTTTGCATCTGGCATGAACCGCAGATACAAGTTGATTTTTTCCAATCCAGTCAGCGGAATGCGCGCAGGTGATTGGATTAAAGTGCATCCGCATTTCACACCGAATTTCCCGGCAAACGTACAGGAAGAAGCGCAGATCGCACGAGATCTTGATGGCATTGTATCACAAGACACGCAGTTGAGTGTGTTGTCTATCGTTGATAATGTAGCGAAAGAGATCGAGAAGATGCAAGCCGACGACCAGAAGCGTAAAGAAGATATAGTCACAAACAGAATGTTCGGGGGTATCGTAGATGGCGAAAAAGATGAGGGCATTGACCAGTAGCGATTACTGGTCGAAGCGAGAGGCTGAGAACCTTGCTAGGAATCAGCTGACCGAACAGGAATACGAAAGAAGAGTCAACGAGATTCTAAAATACATGGAAGACCAGATCGTGAAAGAGATTAACGGTTTTTATTCTAAATATGCAAAAGCCGAGGGAATCACGATGGCAGAAGCGAAGCAGCGTGTATCGCAGTTAGACATTGCCGAATATGAGCGAAAAGCTGAGCGGTATGTCCGGGAGAAGAACTTCTCGGCGCAAGCAAACGAAGAGATGCGGCTGTACAACGCCACAATGAATATTAATCGTCTGGAGCTCCTTAAGGCGAATATAGGGCTTGAGCTTGTAGCTGGATATGATGAGCTTGACAAGTACACAGGCCAGATACTAACAGACAGGGCAAGAGAAGAGCTAGAACGACAGGCTGGAATATTAGGAAATGCCGTAGAAGATCTATCACAGAGAGCCGGAGAAATTGCAACTGCATCATTTAACGTAGCAACCTACTCGGATAGGATATGGACGCATCAGGCAATGTTAAAAGGCGAGCTTGATAATCTACTCCGTGAGGGTATGATACAAGGCAGGAACCCACGAGTGCTGGCAAGACACTTAGAGAAGAGGTTTGGAGTTAGCAGATCTAATGCAGTTAGGCTAATGCGGACAGAACTCGCAAGGGTGCAAACAGAAGCACAGAAAGAGTCATATGAGCGAAATGGTTACGAAATGTATGAATATATAGCAGAGCCAACAGCGTGCCATATCTGCAAGGCATTGAACGGAAACACGTATAGTGTAAAAGATATGACAGTGGGAGAGAATGCGCCGCCGATGCATCCGAATTGCCAATGCAGTACAGCAGCATATATGGACAGAACAGAATTTGAAGAATGGTTAAGGAGACAGTGATATGGATAACATTATAGATATCGAATTAACTGGCAGAAGCACCAGGAGAGATCAAAAGCTATGGCAGTATGATTACGGTCAAGTGTTGAGGATTGCTGGGAAAGAGTTTCCGAAAGTGACAGAGGTACAGTTCTCGCTCCAACAGAGCGGCGGTCATACACTGGACAGGATTGGAACAAGCAATAATGGATTACTTACAGTGCAGATCCCAAACGAGCTACTGCAAAACAAAGGGACAACAAGTGATTATACAATTTACGCATTTGTGTATCTTTCTGGTGATGGGTTCGGCAATACGAAGTATATGATTCAGCTTCCGGTAGAGTCACGGCCAGAGCCTACGGACCCGTCAGAAGACCCAAGCATAGATCCAAGCATTTTTAAAGATGCTGTTAATGCGGTTAATGCATCAGCTGAACGTGCTGAAGCAGCTGAAAAGTCAGCAAAGGAATCAGCGGATAAAGCAAAGGAATATGCCGAGAGTGCCGGGAAAAGCAAAGGAGACGTAGAAAAGGCAAGAGATAATGCAATCTCAGCTATCGGTATAGAAAAAGAAAGCGCACTGAGAGGCATTGAAAGCAAGACAGTGGAGTCGTTGCAGAAGATTCAGAGCCAGACGGAAGCGTCTCAGAACAGTATCAAGCAGTCCATAGCTGATGCAACCGAAAAAAAGACAGAGCTTGACGGTGCTATCAGCAATGCCACGGATGCAAAAGGGAATCTGGACAAGGCCGTACAGTCGGCGGGGAATGCAAAGACAGAGCTTGATACATCAGTCGGAAAAGCCGGAGAAGTTAAGACGTCATTAGACAGCTCCATTAGTTCCGCTGAAGAGAAGAAGTTAGCGTTAGATGCCACGGTAGAACAGGCGAATGCAGTAGACACATCGTTGAAAGAGCAAATCGGATCAGCCGAGCAAATACAGGCAAATGTTGAGCAGATTGGAAAGAACACACAAGCTATTAGTTCGCTAAATGAAGATTTAGAGGAAGTCAAGGACAAGAAAATCACTAAATTTTACGCCAGTAATCAAGGGGAGACGCATCTGGAAGATTCGGATAATGGCAAGATTCAGGATATGATAATATATGGAAGGTCAAGCCAATTTACAACTACTGGTAAGAATTTATTGAAATATCCGTATATAGAAACAACTAAAACGTATCAAGGCATAATGTTCACGGATAATAAGGATGGAAGCATTAATGTTAGCGGAACTGCCACAGGGATGTCTTATTACAATTTATATTCGAATCGTGACGGCAAACGTTTAACGCTTGCAAGCGGAACGTATAGGCTAGTTGCAAAAGGAAGAAGCGGGTGCAATGTATCTGTGAACAATGGTGTAAATTCTGCACAAAACGAAGGAACATTCACAGTCACAGATGGACATAATGATGTGTGGTGTTATATTGAAGTACCTAAAGGTTTAGCAGTAGATGAAACAATCTATCCTATGATTCAATTGGCATCTAGTACAGATGAATCTTACGAGCCTTACACTGGTGGCAAGCCGTCCCCAAGCCCTAGCTATCCGCAGGAGATAAAGAGTGTTGGTGATAGTGGAAGTGTCGCGGTGAAAGTGACGGGGAAAAATATCCTTGATATGAAGAAAAGTAGAGAATCTATCACAAACAGTGGTGTGACATACGCTCGTAATGCGGATTATTCTTTTACTAGAACTGGAACTGCTACAGATTCTATAGGCAATGTGTGGATGGCAGGTGGTTACATGGTAGAACCTAACGCCGATTTGTCTAATGTTTTCTGCGTCCTATTAAAGGGTGTAACGTACAGTATCAAAGATTGCGTTTTAATAGCCCGTTCTCCTGATGGCAAAGCATTAGTAGCAAGAAATGAAAACTTTGTACCTACGCAAGACATGTATATTACTGGCGTGCGTAACGAAAATTTTATAATAAATAAAACCTACAACGACATCGTTTACCCGGCTGCTTATGTTGGAGCAAAGGCGTTGCAGTATGAACCCTACCGTGAACAGCTTCTCACACTTCCATACACATTAAATGCAATTCCAGTCTCAAGAGATGGCAATGTGACGATTGACGGTCAGCAGTATATTGCGGATAGAGTTGTGGAAAAAGACGGTGTATTTGGCATCGAAAGAAATACCGCAATAGATGTACCAGTGTTAACTAAAACACTAAGAGAAACACCTGATATGAAAGGAAGGTTTGTACAAGATGGTGCATTCAAAAAAATTTTTACACCATTTTATGAATCGCTGGTAAATATCGGTTATAGCAAAATATGGGGTGTCGCGGGAAGTGTAATTGACAAATGGATATTCGGAGTAAATAAAGCGAATTTCTACATATCACCGCCTAAGGACCTGAATTACACCTTAGAGGATATATTTAATGCTCTAAAAGATTTAAATATAAAAGTTTATGGAGCTTTATTAGTACCGTTTTTTGAGCCTCTTCCGGGGGATATACAAGCTAAATTGCGAACCCTTGTCACCAACTACCCAGTAACCAACATCTCCGTCACATCCGACCAGTTAGACGGATATACAGTATTTAACTACCCGATTAGCATGGCTAATGGATGGAACTATGTAAAACAGCAGTTAGGAGACACTAGAGACTACATCTACGACATGGATGCTAAAGCACAGGATATTGATCTGCAATCGGCAGAAGCCTACGTTAACAGCGAATATGCCGTAGCACTTACAGAATTGGAGGTATGATTATGTTATACAAGACACTGAAAAAATTAAAGGAAAGAAACGGTCTGACAGAAGATCTGAAGAATAAGATTGACATTTTCTTCGCCACGGGCAGGATTACTGAGGAACAGTATAATGATCTGATGGATATTGGCAATAAAGAAATTCGCTAAATGGGGGGGCTTTAGTGAACTAGCAGAGGTGAATACATGGAGATACGAGCAAGACCGAGAGGTCTTATTTTTATGCGGTTTTAGATCAGAAAGGAGTAGTGTATGAGCTTAATATCGAATAGCGGACACGATGAAAACAATCGTTACAGCGGTGGGAAAGCAGGCGACCAGACTGGTACTGAGTGGTACTTAAGAACATGGTACAACAGACCTTGGAATTGTGTTTTACGACATCCTAACGCTAATGTAAGAGCGACCATTGCAGATTTAGGGGTAAAAGCCGCAAGAAACAACAAAATCGGCTATGACCAGAGCCAGAGAAACACGTACTGGTCACAGCTTCAGAAAGTCGGATATGACCCATCAAAGATTACGGTAGCTTGTGAAGCTGACTGCTCGGCTGGTGTTATTGCTAACGTAAGAGCAACTGGCTATTTACTTAACATCGATGCTCTGAAAAACATCAACGCAAGCTACACAGGGAATATGCGTTCTGGATTTAAGAGTGCTGGATTCCAGGTATTGACAGACTCTAAGTATTTAACAAGTCCAGATTACCTGTTACCGGGAGATATACTCTTGAACGATGCATACCATACTGCCACAAACATCGAAAAGGGTAGATATGCAACAGAAAACACCGGGAATGCAAGCAAACCCGTATCAAGCGGAACAAGTAGTACATCAATTGCAGAAAGGAAGAGTGGCTATATGTTTAATCCAAGCATCGTAAGAAAAGGAAGCAAAGGCACATCTGTTTTGCTGTTGCAGGAGATCTTGAAAGCACGAGGATTTAAGGGTGCTGACGGAAAAGAGTTGGCGTTAGATCGGGATGCCGGAAACAATACAATTTATGCGATCAACTCATATCAGACCGCAAGACGCAAACAGGGCGTTGAACTTGGAACGAATGGAAAGAATGACAGTTCGTGCGGACCTAAGATGTGGGCAGATTTGATTGCTATTTAGAGCACGAGATAAACAGGCAGTAGGAGACACAATGATAGAGATTAATGTTAAACCGGACGGCATAACGGTTGATGGTCACGCCGAATACGCCGAACCTGGTAAGGATATCGTCTGTGCAGGAGTCACAGCACTGACTCAGACGTTGATCGGCTCGATAGAAGAATTGACGACTGACAATATTGAATACGATATATCGCCCGGAAAAGCGAATATTAAATTTGGGAATCTTTCAGACATGTCACAAACTCTGGTAGATTCTTTTTTTATCGGCGTCTGCATGATCGCCGATGAATTCCCGGATTACGTCCGGGTAGTGTAACTGATGTGACCGGAATGTCGTTAAACTACACAAACTCGATAGCAATGGACTGGGGCGAATGCAATGGTCTGGGGCAGAAAGGACAAAAAATGAAATATATGAACATGATGAAAAGCTGGAGAATACCAATGGCTAATTTACAACTATTCGCAGACGGAGACGGAGGCAGTGACGGCGACGGAGGCGGAGGAGATGGTAGCACAGATGGCAATGAACCAGAAGCACTCGATTTTGACGGATTTTTAAAGCTGGAAGGTAATCAAGCAGAATTTGACCGACGTGTCAATAAGGCTATTAAGACAGCGGTGACAAATGCGGAAAAGAAATGGAAAGCACTGACTGACGATAAGCTGACTGAGGCTGAAAAGCTTGCCCAGATGACAGAAGCCGAAAAGCAGGCATACGAAATGAAGAAGCTGAGGGACGAGCTGGAAACCTACAAGAAGCAGAGCGTACACTCTGAACTTGCTAAGACTGCAAGACAGATGCTGACGGATGAGGGCATCAATATCCCGGATGCGCTGCTAAAAAACCTTGTCACAGACGAGGCAGACAGTACAAAAGAATCGGTTGAAGCATTCGCCGTGCTGTACAAAGAAGCTGTACAGGACGCAGTTAAGGAAGCTTTGAAAGGCAAGACACCACGTAAAAAAGGCGGAGACACGGCTATGACAAAAGAACAGATTATTGCTGTAAAAAATCCAGCTGAAAGAAAAAGATTAATCGAGGAGAACATTGAGTTGTTCCAGTAGAAAGGGGAAGAAGATATGCATAATATCACAAGATTAGGATTACAGGCGTTTGCCGCACCTGACAACATGACAGGAAGGGCACAGATTAAGGTTAAGGCAAGGGAGATCGACTTTGTTACATCGTTTGGAAAAAACCTCCAGTCATTACTTGATCTGTTGGGAATCACCAGAATGATCCAGAAAGCGAACGGATCAGAATTGAAAGTTAAAAAGGTATCCGGCACATTGCAGAGCGGAGATGTAGGCGAGGGAGAAGAGATCCCGATGAGCCAGTACAATGCCGTGGAAGAGTCACTCGGAACAATCCGTGTGGAGAAATTTAGAAAAGGTGTATCGTTAGAGGCTATCGCAGATAAGGGATATGATGCGGCGGTAGAGTCAACCGACGAAGAGTTTAAATCTGACCTCCAGTTGGTTGTGCTGAATAAGCTGTACAGCCAGTTAAAAGCAGGGTCGCTGGTAAGCCACGAATCTACTTGGCAGATGGCTGTAGCAATGTCCATCGGTCGAGTAAAAGACAAATTTAAAAAGATGCACCGCTCTGTTACCGGAGTTGCTGTGTGGGTAAATACGCTTGATGTGTATAAATACATTGGAGCGGCAGATATCACCATGCAGACAGCATTTGGTATGGACTACATGACAAACTTTATGGGAGCAGACGTAGTATTTGTTTCGTCAGAGATCCCAGAGAATGTTGTCATCGCAACACCACTTAACAACATGGTAGCTTACTACGTTAACCCGGGAGACTCTGAGTTTACACAGGCAGGTCTGGCGTTTACGGTTGATCCAGAGACAGGCTTTATTGGATTCCACACAAAGGGTGATTACAGCCATATGATTAGCGACAACTATGCTATCATGGGACTCCGTGTGATGTGCGAGTACCAGGATGGTATTGCTTATACGTCCGTAGGAGGCTCTGACACACAGACACTCGGTACATTGACCTTGACAGCATCTAAGGGCACAGAAAGCGGAAAGACGGCCGTATCCGTGAAAGAGGAAAAGCAGGGCGTTAACAATGTCCTTAAGTACAAGGTAGCAGCAGCAGCTACCAATGTAACCTATGGCATGGATGTGAAAGGATGGACTAAGTGGGATGGCGTGAGCGAGATTACCGCTGAAGCTACAAAACACATTACTGTAGTAGAATGCGACGCAAACTACAAGGCTGTACGCTCTGGTGATGTTGTAGCTAATCCATTAACGTAGGAGGTGGTCTGATGCTGGATGATCTTAAAAAGCTACTCGGCATCAAGGACGACAAACAGGATGATGTGTTACTGCTAATTATAAGCGGTACAAAAAAAAG